AGCTTGACCGTTAAACTGTATTGCACCGTCATCTTCAACTGCAAAACGCCCATTTATATTTGATAATTTAGCCATATTATTTATTTTCTAATTCTTTTACTCTAGCTTCTAATTCTTTTATTGCTTCGACTAATATAGGTATAACACCTTGATGACGCATAGACAATAATTCATTTTCATTTTTTCTAACTAACTCTGGTACTATTTTTTTAACATCTTGAGCTATAAAACCATAGTCTTCTTTTATATTTAGTATGCTTTCACTTTTTTTCCAATCAAAAGTAACACCTTTTAATTTTTTAATTTTTCCTAAAGGATTTTTTATAGGTTTAATGTTTTCTTTTAATCTTTTATCTGATGGATTTCCAAAAGCAACAATATCACCTACAACAGTTAAAGTTCCAGTAGAGTTTACTAAAGCCATTTTGACATTGTTTGCTGATCTCCATCTGTAATTACCTGCTATTACATCTGATTGTAGTCCGTCTGTTGTCCAATATTGTTGAAACTTAACAACACCATTTGATTTTTGAAATAAAGCACCGCTAAGATCTGTTCGTGTAGAGTTTACTGTTAGTGAAGATGTGTTTGCTGAAAGCGATGTTGGAGCTGTATCTCCGATTCCAAAATTACCACTAGAATTAAGAAATGCTTTTATTCCACCACCTGTAGCCATAGCTAAATGACCGTTTGCATAAGTGCTTATACTAGTATATCCATTAGTATTATCCCACGCTATATTAGCTTTTTCAGTTCCATTGTGACCAAAAGCTAATGAAGTGTATTGAGCACCTTGACTATCTATCCATATACCATTATCATTACCACCATATACAGTTAAAGCTTTATTAGGCGATTGTGTTCCAATCCCGACGTTGCCGGCTTGAGTTAAAGTAATACGAGGTGCAGAATTAGTTATATCGTAAATGTAAAAATTATGTACATAGCCTGTTGCTGTTCCAGTACCTCCCACCCCTATATCATATTCAGCGCCTGCCGCTGTAAATCTTAAATTAGGATATTTATTAACAGTAGTATTTTCAAGTCTTAAAAGAGTATCACTACCACCCGTTCCTGAAACGTGAAGTTTAAAATTAGGCGACTCCGTTCCGATCCCGACATTTCCAGTAGACATAAATGTAGTAACAATAGTATTACCATCATCTTCAAAAATTTGCCATTTACCCGCAGCTCTTTCTCCAATTTCCCAGTTTGTTCCTGAGGTTGTAGAGTCTTGTCGAATAATAGAATCTCCAGGAGCAGTACCACCTAAATGAAGTTTAGTAGAAGGCGAATCCGTCCCGATCCCGACGTTGCCGGATGGAAGAATAGTCATAACATTACTGTTATCGTGAGTAAAAAATTGAAGAGAATCAGAAACACTTCCCATTACTTTTAAATTCCAATCTCTTGAATCATTACCTATTTTAATACCAACATCTGAATTAGCCGCTGGGTCTCTTAAATGAAGTTTTGAAGTAGGAGAAGCCGTTCCGATCCCGACGTTTCCAGATTTATCAATTATTAATTTAGTATCAGCAGTTGCTCCACCTGCTTGAGTTTGGAATTTAAAAAAGTTTCCAGTTGTATTTGCTGCTCCTCCAGTGATTTTAAAAGTAACACCATCCGCTGTATCACTTGCAAACTCCCATGTTTCTCCTAAATAATTTCTTGTAGCATAATAGCTTGCATTAGCCCTAGCAATTATATTCCCAGTTACATCCACATTCCCTCCAAAAGTTGCGTTTGTTCCTATACTAACATTATTAGTGTCAAAATTATGTATAATGGTACCTGCTTTTCTTAATCCTAGTATCTGACCTTCGCCACCTGTTGAGGTTCTACCTAATTGCATAGCTGCACCATCTGAAGAAACCTGTAATTCTGGAACTGTTGTGGAATATTTTAATCCTATGCCTGTTTGATCTGCAAACCCTGATGCTGGATTTGTGACTGTATTACCCATTAAAACATTTGAATTTAATGTTGTAACACCATTAACAGTTAATGTTCCACCAACAACTAAATTACCATCACCAGCTAATGTTCCACCTGTAAGTGGTAAATAAGGTCCACCTATAATAGTAGATACATCAACCCAAGTTGGTGAAGTGCCTGTATTAGCTATTAAAACCTGGTTATCAGTACCGGTTAAATTATTAAATTTAATAGCTCCAGTAGAATCAACCGCGAATTTACCGTTTATATTAGATAATATTGCCATTTATTTTATTTATCCTATTAAGTAGCCATAAAAATGACCCTCAGTATTTACTATTTGAAATGATCCAGCATTAGCATAACCCCATAACTCTATATAATCACCTGCAGCTAATGGCATAACAACACTTCCGTTAATACCAAACCAATCATTAACATCATTATCTACTCCACCACCTCTAAATCTGTAAGAAGTTCCTACACCGTTTTTTCGAATATATATAGCCATGTATACTGTAACACCAGTGTTTATTTTACAAGTGTTATTTGTGCCAATTAAATAATTTCCTGCTACAGGCGCTGTAAATCTATAGTTTGTTGTATCATAATTACTATTTGCATCTACTTGCTCACTACTATAAGCAATTTTTACTTCTGTAGTACCAACAGAAACACCAGGTGTAACAGTACTAGCAGAAAAAGCACAACTATTAGGTTTTACAACGTTGCCGTTACCTCTAATTGTCATTGCATAAACAGGTGTAGCACTAGCTTTCATTATAAACCTCATGTATGAGCCAGAATTATCATATCGAGAAGAAAAATCAGTGTAAGTATTGCCTGAATTAGAATAACTCCAAGCTGAACCAACAGCTGTATTACCTTGATATGGCCCAACATATATACCCGAGCTTACGGGAGGTGTTGATGAAGCATCATCTGCGGCTACACTTAATTTACCATTCATAACAGTCGTTCCAATTCCTAAGTTGCCGTTGAAAAATGTGTTTCCATTATTATAAAACTCATGTTGAAATTGATTAGCTCCACTTGCATTATAACCTTGCAAACAAAGTTTTCCTTGGTTGTTGTGCATTTGAAAAGCTCCAAAACTAGTATTATAAATAACTCCATTAGTTGTATCTCTATTCCAGCCTAAAGCACCCATTATATCAGAACTTCCAGATCCTAACTGAAAATAATCACCAACTAAAATACTATGCCCTTGTACAATTTGAAGTTTATTACTAGGCGCAAATGTCCCGATCCCGACGTTGCCGCCAGAAGGTTGTAGTATAATGTTACCTGCATTTGCTACTCCTGATTCTATTGTTTGAAAAATTACACTTCTATCAGCTTGACTTGCACCACCTTTTGTATATACTTGTAAAGTGCTATAATTACTAGCTTCATTTGATTGACCTAAATATAAAACTTCTGGTGTGCTTGTTGATGTTTTAGCAACACCACTTGCAATAGAAAGTTTAGCCCCAGGCGAAGTTGTTCCGATTCCGACGTTACCGTTTGCATCAATATCAAATCTATGTGCACCTGCTGTAGCATCATATATGTAAAACTGACCGTTAGGAACTGTACTACTGCCGCCAGTACCTATTCTAAACTCACTTGCAGCTTTTACTTGAACTTCAGCATAACTAGTGGCAACACTTGTTTCAACCATTATACCTCTAACATCACCTGAGGTTCTTTTTAAATGTAGTTGTTTTGTAGGATTAGTTGTTCCAATTCCGACGTTGCCGCCGTTTGGATTAATAACTAATGGATAACTTACACCTAAACTTGTAGATTCACATACTTGCATCCACATCGCATAAGGTGATGCAGATTGTTGTCCTATATCTAAAACATTTGTAGCACTACCTCTAACTCTTAATGCCCCGTTAGTTTGAGTGCTTCCTGATGTCACTGGGTTGCCATTAACACTAGCCGCAACTTCTAGTTTAGCTTTAGGCGAATTCGTCCCGATCCCGACTTTTAAATCGCTTTTAATAACTATAGCATGAGAACCAGATACTGAAAGATACATTTCCCCAAAATTATTTGCTCCTCCCCAAATTTTCCATCCATTTCCAGTTTGTAAACTTATAGACTCTATACCTGTATATTTGCTTCCTTCATCAGTACTAGTTATTAATTCTACAAATTGACCTTGATTAGTAACAGAATTTTTAAATGTTACAGGT